ACTTATCTAGATTACTTAGGTTACCTGCTGTAGGTCCCCAACCATATACTTCATGTGCTACCCGAACAACATCACCTGCTTCTACCTGAATACCGCTGTAATCCATTGTAAAATTGATGATCAAATCTTCTCTTGATTGAATCAACCGACGAGTAGAAAGATATGTTGCTTGCACACTAGAGTTAACCAATGGAAATTGCAACACTAATTTGTTAGCAGGTTCATTGGGACTTTTGTCGGCAGCGTCTAAATTCACGTATACATAATCAGTTTGGTCTCTGATCTTCTTGTTAGGGAATTGACCTTCTATGCTGTTGTAAGTTGAATTCAAATCAACTGGGTTAACATCGACTCCACCGACGATGTTGCTGCTGTTGATCACAAACAACTTTGCATATGTAGTAGTGTCAAGATAACTTCTGTTAATGACAATTGACCACTTACCATTTACTTCATCCCATTTCAACCAACTGTCGCAAGTGTCTACAAGTTGCTGTAAATTAGTCAAACATGCATTGTTGGTATTGATCGGACCATTGATTGAATAACGTACTTGAGTACCAACCCCGCCACCGACTGCGGTATATGTAATCGTTTGATTGCTATAGGTATCAAGAGCAGTCAATGCTACTGTGTCGATGGCATCGATTGACACACCACAACCATAACGAACATTCCCTAGGTAATCTTTAATCACTGAGCCTGGTGCACTTAATGTGTTGCGCACTTGCACTTTGAATTGCTCAAGACCTGTGGTGCCTGCGTCTTGATTATAGACAATCTTGACGATAGCAAATGCGGTGTTGCTCATGAGTTTAGCAGCAGACCATCGATTCTGCAATGCAATGCCTGCATCACTTAATATTTGAATAGCAGTTTGGGAAGTGTTGACTGGCACGTTGCTACCATTGCTATAGTAGTAAATGTTCATGTTGCCACTGATATTAGAATTTTCAGTGTCTGAACTATCGATCCATTTAATGACTTTTGTAGGATCAACCGTGTCAAGAATCAATTCTTTGTCTCCCCACCATTGACGACCGAATGTAATGGTACCAGTGTCAGTTGATTCAGCCAATGCCATTACATACCACATTGTAGTTTGATCGGCACTGATCAATGCGTCAGTGATTGCTGGACTGACAAAGGCTGTTCCATAAACGACCGGCAGCTTGTTGTCGGTGGCCGGTGGAAATTGAACGCGATTACCTAGATTGTTTGCAGCACTAGTGTCATTACCTGATGTGTTTGCACGATTGCTTATAAGGCTAGAGACAACATAACTAGCAAGCACACGAACGCCGAAGTTAACTGCGGCTAGACCTACTGCTGATGAGACTCCAATTGTTGCTGCAATATATGCAGCGGATGCTGTGAATACTGGCATTTAGACTCCTTGATACCATGTTTCTTCAGCCCTGGAGAAGCCGAACTTGCCATAATCTAGATCAGGGCTGTTTACCATTTTTGATATTGTCCACGCTTGGATTCTGCCTAAATCTAATAGTGATTTCGCGTGGTCGTTGTACTTTGATAACAAGCGATATCCCGCACTCGTTCCTCTGAACTCTGGGCTGACCCAATATGCCAATTCCTTTAAGATACATAAATTAGTGTCCCATATAGATTGATCGATCATGGCTAACAACATACCTACAACTACGTCATCGTCACGACAAGCAAGCAATGCCATACCTTTGCCGGCGAATAGATGAGCCAATAGTACTTTGATATGTTCTTCGTCATTACATTCAGCAAACAATGCCACTGGAGTAGCACTGCGGTACTCCTTTAACATGTCGATGATGATTGGTGTGTGAAATTTATTTGCTTCGATTATTTTCATTTGTTAACCTTGAGTTACTGTAGCAGTCAATGTTGTGCTGCTATCAGTTCCACTAGTATTTACTGTTTTTCCAAAATCGAAATATGTATTATCTAGGGCTTGCACTTTGTCCATGCTGGTATCAGTTGGATTGAATTGTTTCCAACTTGCAGTATTTGTTTTGCGACCCGAAATACGATTCTCAAGTACAGTTTTGTAGGCTGAACAATTAACTGAGATTACGAAATTATCAGTGTTTTCACTCAAATCTTCATGGATAGAATAACTTGTGATCACACCTTTAAATCTGCGCACAGTGCTGGTCAATGCATAGTTGTTATTGTAAAAGCCGCGCCATAGTTCAATTGTGCTGCCCTTGATCTGTGTACCAAGCACAAGATAGATATTGTCACTGGTCAATCCACTTAATGTAATAGATGTGTCTGAACTAGTTACACGTAAATCTCGTTGCTGTGTACCTACATTTAGTAGACCACCAAGAGCCAGATAACTTACGCCGTCGATTACTTCAATCTTGTAACTTGAACTAAATGTATGCACAGTTGATGAACCATCAACGTTGATCACAGTCAACTTGATGAATTCAGCATTGTTAACATAAGGAACATTGTTTACTGCTGGGATATTAATCATACTAGATCACCTAGGTATTCATACAGTTGAAACGAATCACTCCATTCGATATATGCATTGTTAGACATTTGACCATATGAGTCAGTTGTTGCTCCACCTACAAATAATTTGTAAGTAGGCATGTTAGGACAGAACACCGTGAATTTGCAGTTGGTACCAACTATAATGCCCAGACTAGCAACGTTACTAGGAATGATGTTAGGACGATGAGTTGTGACTGTTACTGTAGCACCTGTACCACGCAACACATCGGTTGTGCTAGTGAATGGATGCGTAATTGATCCTAGTTGAATCAAGTCATTTGCTGCAAACAAGATTCTTGCACCACTGATGGCTGGTAGATTAGTAAGGACCAATTGGTTTCCTACAAAACTCTGCACTCTGATACCATTAAGTTGTGCAAGAGATGCTCCACCTTGATATTTGAAGATCCAATTCATCTTAGTGTTGTCACCGAAACTAATCGTTTCTGGGTAAATTCTATCTAACTTGTCGATTGCTTCAATGATACCACGTGCTTCACTATAGCGCAGACTATTTGGTAGTTCTACTTTGAAGCGCCATGGATTGAACGTTGGGGTAAGACTTGTTCTGCTTAATTCATTGCGAGTATATTGAATACCCACTAATTTGCGACGGTTCATTTCTAAACCGTTGCTTCTGTTAATAATTGCTTGTATGCTCATTTGTTCTTACCTTATTTTGTATGGCAATTCTTTTTCTGCCATCTTGATACTACCTAACAATGTTTTGCGATTTTCAGCAAACAATTGAGCGACTGACTTGGCATCGACTGCATTAACAGTGTAATAGTTGTTGGTGATTTGTTGTCCACCGCCACCTGCACCATTAGGAATAACAGTTGTTGCACCACGTGGTGTGATGATCTCAGGACCGTTTTCACCGACAATACTTGCTTTACCAATTGGGGGATCGCCACCGTTAGCAAAACCTAACATGCTACCGATACTAGAAAGAAGGTTGCCACCACCAGAGCCGCCACCGTTCATCATTTTCATGAGATTCATTGCGGCTGCTTTCATTTCGATCTTCAACATGTCTTTGATCATTGAATTAGCAAAGTCACTGAAACTAAACTTACCATTGTCAACGAAGTTATCGATTGCGCTGTTCATTCCACTAGTTACTGCATTGAACAGATCACCTGCTCTGGTAGCAGCATTGGTTGCATTGTCAACATAACTATCAAATGCTGTCTTCCAACCTGATTCGAATGAGCGACTTGATTCTGCACCTATGATCTGAGTAGCAGCGATATCTTTGTACTTCTGTGCAATTTGATCTAGCCCGGCTGCTAATTCGGCTGTACGTTCTGGGCTCAAGCCATCTTCTGCGTTACCGAATGCATCACTAAAAGCACGACCTGCATCTAGTGCACCTTTGCGCGCTGCCTCATTAATTTCAGCAATCTTCTTTTGCATTGGTGTCATGGCCATAGTAGACATTTCAAATTGAGTGTCTTTTAATTTGTCATTAACACTGCGCAATTGATCAGACAACACACCTTGACGTTCGATGTGTTTGTTGATTTCTTCAATAACATTAAGACGATCTTTTTCACTAGCCAATGCTACTTGTTGCTTGCTTAATACAGCGTCAAGCCCAACTGTTTGTTGTGCATACAATGCCTTTGCTTTGGCAATTTGTTGATCGATGATTGGTAATAGATATTGCTCTTCAGCCGTCAATGTCTTTTTGCGGTCTAGTAACTGATCTTGCAATGTTAGATATGCTTTAGCCAATTCTTCTTGTGCCATCAAACGAGTCTTTTGTTCTTCACTCATTCCCAACATTTCGGCTTCTAAACCAATCGACTTTTGCAAATATACTTGTTGCTTGGCATATTCATCGGTGATCTTTTTAAGAGCGATTACTGCATTGTCGCGGGCTGTAGTGTCTACTGGCTTGCCACTACCTGCATCTGGTGTAACAAAGTCAGGATTAACGACGCCGCGTCCACCACCTACTTTGGCAACATATGCAGCAGTCTTTTCTGCTTCTTCACGAGCCTTCTTTGCTTGTTCAGTTAAATTGATTAAGCCGGTACCGAAGCCCCATGCTTTAATCTTAGTACCAAATCCAGCATTGATAGCACCGGCGATTGCATCAGTAGGCAGATTCAACAATTCACCTGCTAATTTACCAGTACCTTCAACGGCGCGGGCTAATGCATTGACAGCGATATCCCCTAGGTTATCAAACAACTGGCTTGCAGCGTATATGCTGGTACCTAATACTGCAATCAATGCAACCATACCACGCACTGCTGTCATGACTCTGCCCGTAGCAGCGACCATGGATCCTATTGCAGTACCACTACCGGCAATCAATGCTTGTAATGCAACAAAGCCTCTACCGATTTGACCAATGATAGTAACG